AGTTGGCACTATAACTGCCTCGACAAGTTTTGTAATTAATGCAGTTCAAGCAGCAGATGCAACAGCATTGCAAGCATCAGATGTCTCTGTTATTGGATGGATGATCGTTAACTAATTGGTATTTGAAAGTAATTTTTTGAATAATAATACGTAAAGTGTTATTTTTAATAAAAAGACAAATACGAGGTCACATGTCGACGACAGTTTATCAATTAGGTGGCGGAGGTAGTGTTGGAGTTGCTGGCCCTACTATTATATCCCCAAGAGATCCAGTAGCAACAGATGTAGTTTCTCCAAATGGAGGAGCTTATTTAGTAGGCCAATTATGGAAGAACTTCACTTCAGGCAGCGTTTTCGAATTTCTCGGTTCTGCTACATGGGCTGAAGTCAGTCAGGGAACTGGAGGTCCTATTACATCTCTTACTGGCACTACAGGTACTGCTTCCCCTTCTGGAGGTAATATACAAATTGCTGGAACTGCTAACCAAATTACTACTACAGGTGCCGCAAGCGCAATAACTCTTACTCTCCCAGCAGCTATTACTGCTCCTGGTTCATTGACTACTACAACTACTTTATCTTCAGGCACTACTATTACTGCTGGAACCGGTATTACTTCTACAACTGGGAATATTGCAGCTTCTGCCGGTGCGGTAAGTGCTTCGACAACGGTGACCGGGGGAACTGGAGTTATAGCTACTACAGGAAATATTACAGCAACCGCAGGAGCTGTAGTTGCAGGAACTACTGTAACAGCAGGAACAGGAATAACCTCTACTACAGGTAACATTGTTGCTACGGCAGGAGCTGTTTCAGCCGGTACTACTGTTACAGGCGGTACAGGTGTTGTTGCAACTACAGGTAACGTTTCTGCGACAGCTGGCGCAGTCAATGCTGGAACATCTATGACAGCCACGCTTGGTAATATCACAGCAACAGCCGGGAACTTCGTAGCCGTTCTTGCAGGATCAGGACTTGTTCTTCCCGTAGGTACAGCATCAGGAGCTACTCCTCAAATTGTAAATGCAAGAGCAGGTTCGGTCACTTTTACTGGTGTAAGCATTGCAGCAGCAGCTGATTTAACTCTAGTTCTAACAAATTCTACGATTACAGGATCAGGCACAAGAGTAATGCTCAGCATGAAAGGAGCTACAACAGGTTCTGCACTCTCCATAAAGAGTGTAACAGCTTCAGCTGGATCATATTCAATTGTAGTAACTAACGGAACTGGTGCAACTACAACTACAGCAGATATTACTTTTGATTTTATAGTACTTAACTAAGGCAAAAAAGATGGCATTTAACCAGCAAAGAGCAAGATTTGCCCCAGAGTTAACATATGCAACAGCAATGGGAAATGGGACATATTTACCTTTTTCCGCTGCCTTAACATTCAATCCTGCTCTAATAATTTTTGATAACCAATCAACGGTCGCAGTAACTATTTCGGATGATGGTATCACAGATGGTAAAACTTTAGTAGCCGGCGAAGCTATGGTTTTAGATCTACGTACTAATAAATTAGAGCCCCCTGGCGAATTGACTTGGTCTGTAGGCACCCAGTTCTATGGTAAAAGTATTGCTGGTGTAGGACCTGTATTAATTTCAATGGTGTACGCCTCATGAGTCAAATATTTAAGCCTACTTCGGGAGGAACTCCTGTTATACCTCCAGACGTACCTGAAGTATTTCAAACCGATGTTAATAGTCCAGCAATACCTGCTGCAAATATTTTAAAGGTATTTGGTGGTCAAACATCCATTAACAATTTACTTGGTGTTCAAACTGATGGGTCTAGTGGTAGCAATACTCTTACTGTTCAGCTAACGAATAGATTACAGGGAGCGATCTCAACAATCGATGCTACTCCTACAACAATCATTACTTTTGGATTAGGAGTTACTCCTGCTGTTTTTACTTTAGATGGATTTGTGAGTGGGTTAAATAATACCGTTGCTTCTGGAGGAGGATATTTCTTTTCAGCCGCAGTTCGTACGGATGGCGCTGCTGCAACAGATTTAGGTAATGAATTCACTTCTATTTTTGAAGAAGCTGCTATGGCAGCTGCTGATATTACAGTTGGTGTTTCAGGTAATAATTTAATTATACAAGTCATAGGGATTGCTGCTACAGCGATTGACTGGCTTGCACAAGCTACTTACTCGAGGGTCATCTAATGACAGGATTTTCAACTATCACGGGTGATGAGTCCATAATGTTCGCTGATAACGCTTCTTTTGATGGAACTCAAAGAGGCGGGAAGATGACCACAAATGCTCAATTATGGATAGGAGCTACTGCTGCACCGCATGTTAAATTAGGAACTCTTACTTCTCCTTTGGGAACAATAACAATTGGTTATTCCTCTCCTAACATAACACTGGACTTAGCAGGAGGATCTACGGGAATAGATAGTGTAGCAGTTGATGCCAATACAGCTCCTGGTACCAATCCCGTTCTTCCAACAGTAGCAGGTCTTATTACAGTTACTGGCGCTCAAGTAGCGACGGGAGTAGTAGGTACAAACGTAATTCGTACAGACTCTCTGGCAGCAAATACCTATACTATAGAGATTCAGAGGACTACTTCAGCAGCAGTATCCACAGTTGCAGACAATGGAGTCAGTCACTTTAACTCGGGACAATTTACCGTTGATGCCAGTGGATTCGTTTCATTAGTAGGAGGAGCAGCTTCTACAAATTTCACAGTAGATGCATCAACTGCTCCTGGAACCAATCCAGTAGTACCGAATGGTTCAGGCAATGTAATAGTAACTGGCGCTCAGGTAGCTGCGGGAGTTGTTGGTACAAATGTTATTAGAACAGATTCATTGGCTGCTAATAAATACACTATTGAGATTCAGAGATCACAGGCTGTAGCAACAACTACACTCGCCGATAATGGTGTTTGTCATTTCAATTCAGGACAATTCACTGTAGATGCAAATGGATTTGTATCCTTAGCCGGAGGAGGAGAAGCTATTGATAGCGTCCAAGTTGATGCTGCAACAGCACCAGGAACTAATCCTGTACTTCCCACAGCAGCAGGTTTGATAATAGTAACCGGTGGACAAGTTGCAGCAGGAACTGTTGGGGCTAATGTCATACGTACAGACTCTCTGGCAGCAAATACCTATACAATTGAAATCCAACGTAGCACTACAAATGCCACAACTGATTCTACTAAAAATGGCGTGTCTCACTTCAATTCTACTCAGTTTACCGTGGATGCTAACGGTTTTGTAAGCTCCCTAGGTTCTGGATTTGTATGGATAGACCAAGCAACTAGTATCACTCTCGCAGTTAACACTGGATATTTTGTAACGGGAGCCACCACTCAAACTCTTCCATCTACGGCAGTTCAAGGAACAGTTGTAAAGATTGTGGCTGATACGACAGGTGCTGTTGTTGTTACAGGAAATACAGGACAGATAATAAGACTTGGAAATGTGGTTTCATCTACTGCGGGCTCAATGACAAGTACTCTTCGGGGAGATTCATTAGAATTAGTCTTCAGAGCTGCAACTTCTACTTGGATATCAATTGCAAATAATGGCGTATGGGTAGCCGCTTAAAGGAAAACTATGACTTTTACACATGCACTTTCAACCAATAATTATGGTTCTGAAAAGTTTATCGTCTCTGCTTCTGCTGCTGAAGGTACTCATACTACAATTGCCGCTGCTCTTACGTCTGCTTCTAGTGGAGATACAATCTTCCTTCGTCCAGGAACATACACTGAAAACCTCACTCTTAAAGCAGGAGTGAATATTGTTGCCAATGAAGTAGATGCATATACTCCCAATGTTACAATCGTTGGAACATGTACTTTTACAGCAGCCGGAACTGTTTCAATGAGTGGCATAAGACTGCAAACTAATAGTGCTTTTGCTCTAGCAGTAACCGGTTCAGCTGCATCTGTGGTTAATCTTTATAATTGTTTCTTAAACTTCACAAACAATACCGGTATTTCTTTAACTTCATCTAGTGCTTCTTCTCAAATTGCAGTTTTTTACTCTAGAGGTAATTTAGGTACTACTGGAATAGCTTATTTTGCTCATTCAGGATCTGGAAATATTACGTTCTTATATTGCAATCCAATGGGAAACTCCGGAGGAAGTACTACACAAAACACTATATCTGGTTCTGGTACGTTCAATATAGATAATTCATTTTTAGGTTCTCCACTTTCTTACACAAGTACATCATCAGGATCGGTTAATTGGACAAGTTTAGATACAGTTTCATTAAATGTTACAGCATTAACTATTAACACCTCGGGAACAATTACAAGCGAATATAGTAAATTTGTTTCAGGTACTGCAACGCCTTGTGTTGTTACAGCCGGAAGCTTTACCGTAAGAAACGCTTCATTGGAATCTAGTAATGCTACAAATGCTAGTGGGGCGGGATCAATAAACTATTCCAATCTCACTTTTGTAAATGCTAATCATGGGATGACCGTAACAAGTCCTTTCCCCTATTTTGCAAGTACTCATGGATGGATGCCTATTGTAACAAAAGCAGCATCAAATAGTGCAACTTTAGATTTTACAGAACTTCTTCAATGGGGGTCTTTAAGAAACTATGTTATTGTGTATGATGGAGTAGTTCCAGCTACTAATGGAGCAACTCTTCAGCTTCGTTATTCCACTGATGGTGGTTCTACTTATGTTGCCACAGGCTATGTTAGTGGGTGGATTCAAGCACCAGCTCCTGGAACAGGATATACTACGGGAGCTACTAGCGCTACAGCTGCTATTTTACAAACTTGTTCTAATGCAGCGGGTGCTTCATGTGCGGGACATTTCATGTTGTATAATTTGACTACTAGCACTCCTGCCACCTATATTGGTCAAGCTGTAGATGCTGTCATAGCTAACTTTTTTTCTGGACAAGGTAGTTTTAAAAATTCTACAACTCCAATTAATGCTTTAAGAGTTATGTTTTCTACAGGAAATATTACATCAGGAAATTTCACTTTGTATGCAATTTATGGTTAAGAAAATTCTTGTGCAATTTTCGACGCTCATATAAAGTCTCATTTTTAACATGGAGGTTAATGTGAAGAATTTCATTTTTCTATTTCTCGCTTTCTTTGTATTTTCTGCAGCTCACGCTCAGGATTATGCCCTAGTTGCACATGATGTGTACTTGGGAGGAGAAACAAAGATAAAGTACGATAGAACTGCAAATAAGAATCACTTTAAAATCGAAAACTTATTGAAAGGTCGTGTCGAAAGAGGGATGAGTTGGTGTGATGGTAAGGTAAAATTGGCCTTGTCAGACCCAAGTAATACCGAAAAGACGGTGACAATCAGTCTTGAAAAGTTGTTAATCGGTCATACATGCTATCAGGATGAAAGTTCAAGATTTTATGTTCAGGTAGGACGTTGCAAACTTGAAGACATCTTTGATTCCAAGCTACAGTTTGGTAGTTATTTGAACGGAGTTAACGCTTCTTATACTTATAGAGATCTGGAAATTAAAGCTGCAGAATTAATTGTGAATACGGTGAAAAATCAGTATGCTTTCATGGCTCAAGCTTCTTATAAGAACATTCCGTATGTTCCTTGCGATATTACTTACTCTGTTGTTGACTGGCATCAGCAAGATGATTATGTGGTTAGTCAAATAGCTGCAAATTATCAAGTTCAAGGCTCTTATTGGCCTATGAATGTTTATGCTGCTTACAGTCGGAACCATAAGAAGAATCATTCAAATGCTATGTATGCAGGGATAAATTTCTCAGGAGTTAATTATGATTGCGTATGGCAGTTAGATTTGAACTTCCAGTATTCGGAAAGACATGCGATTCCTACATTTGACTACAATGGTATGGGAGTGGGAGCAGGAGTAAACATTAAAGCTACTGTTGCGTTCACAGACCATCTAACATTGCAGTCTAAGTTTGGGATCGGTGACAATGAATCTATAGAGATTTCAACTTTCTATAAATGGTAGAGTCAATTGTAGAGGCTTATCACTGCGATGGCCTCTACAAGTATTTCTATCATAGACCTCTAGCCGTGACGCAAGCTCGTTGATCGTCTTGTTCATGGCAGATATTCTCGCGTATTGACCTTTTCGAAGTCTTTCGTACTTCTGTTCCAGTCTCTCTAATTTTGTTTCTATCGTATCTTCTTTTACGTCTTGAAATAGATCTAGTTGAATCATTAAATACACCTTTGCTTTCTAAAATTATATGGACAACTGAATCTATTTCAAATAATAAGTTAATAACTGTATCAAAGTCTATATCTTTGTTGCTTAATAGATCATCCAGTTTATCCATAAGATCGCTATAAACTATATATAAATTGCTCATTAAAGTATACTCAGGATTCATAATTCCTTTCATTTATTAGATTCTTGTTTGTTGTATTGCATAAAGATGATTCTGAAAGTCATTCATTCTTGAGTTGATATCATCCTTCCACTTTCTCATCTCGTTCTCAAAGAGCCTTGCATCGGCCCGCGTCTCTTGACGAATCCATAAGAACAAACCAAAGTTTGCTCCTACAATTGTTAGCGCTTGTATCCAGTCCATCTTTTCCTTAAGTTAATGTTATCCGATATGATTCTACAGGTTTTTTCCTGTATTTATCTATTATAACTTCTTTTAACTCAGGAATCGCCGAGTAGTCCACATTCCCTTTTCTTAAAGATCTGGTTACCTTGATGCCGCCACCTATGGAATTCTTGCTCCCAGACATGGAAATGATATTGTCTCTTAACATTCTTTCTTGCGCCTCTAACTCTTTTAACTGGAAGTGTGTATTCTTCCACTCATGCGCAACTCTTGCCCATGCGTGCTCTGTCTTTAATTCGTAATCTCTCGATGTCATTTCGGGAGGAATAAATGATTGCATACATTCCCAAAACTTTTCTTCCTCTTTTAACATCTTCTTTATATATTTATCATCACGGTAGAATTTTACAACTACTCCTTTCTGGCCATCGAATGAGAAGTAATGTACCATGTCCAGTTGACAAACTTCTAATTGGTGTTGAAGTTGAGGCACATACTTATCTGGAACCTGTCCAGAGATAGCAAGTTCATGATCTATTTTATTTCCACATTTTATCTCTGCAATGTGCTTTCCCTCTATATCTAGACCATCAAGACTTGCCATCATGTACGAAATAGAGGCATGGAACTTCACGCACGGTAAGAAACAAAGACCCGTCATTTTCTCTAATTCAATGCGTGCTGTATCTTCTAAATCGAGGCCTCTTTTCATTGCCTGATTTTGAAATGTAGCAGGAGAAAGATCTAGTTTCTGCTCCCAAAGTTGATAGGGAGTAGCCCAAGGACTAGCTCCCATTATCACTCCAGCATCACTTGCCCCAATCTTACTCTTTCTAGCTTCCAACCATTCAGGTGTATTTTGCTTAAGCATCTCCGATCTCCTCAAACTCTGCGCCTTCGTTCATTTTATCGTAGTACTCAGAAGCCTTTTTAATGGCCGCTAGCTTGATTCTTTCGAATAAGCTGAGTGGAATGTCATCTATTCCCTCGATCTCAGCGCTAGAGCGCTTTAAATGCGTAATTACCTGGTTTACGTAACTAGGCTCACAACGATCAAAGATATCTTGCAATTCCTTAGCTTGAGTTGGGCTGATTAATTCAATCTGTAAGCTTTCCTTACTAGCCCCAATTTGATTCTTTGCAGAATCCATATTAGAAACTACAGATTGTTCCATCTCTTCTTTGGTATAAATACCAGAACATTCCCCAGGAAATGCTTTACGAAGAGCTAGAGATTCAGCACATTTAGACAATTGACTATGAGGCATCTTTACCCACATAGCAGTTGGTCCACCTCCACTTTTTTCTCCCTTTGTTTGTACATATTCTTCATACAAAGCAGGAGCTGCTACTTCATGCCATGTACCATCTTTGGTAAGCTTCTTAACGTAAGCTGTAGCTTTAAAAAGCTTTCCATCTTTGTCGTATTCAAAGACAGGTTCTCTCCCAGGAGCATAACGTCCAGTTCTTTCTGCTATTAAACGGTAGCCATCTATTCCAGTTTGGATAGTCATGGCTAGTCTGTTTAAAGTAGGATCCCATCTCTTAACAGGGTATATTTGTTTCATGAATGGATCGAGACCAGAACGTGCACATGCATGCACAAATAGCTCGAACTCTTCATTTGTAGAACCTTTAAAGAACACATCTTTAAGAAGTTGCATTTTCTTCTCATCGTTTAATAATGAGTTATTCTGATTTTGATGTAATGTTAAATTACTCATGATGGCTCCTATAATTTTGGTTGTTTAATTTCTGGAAGTTTCAAGTCAAATACTGCGCATAGCTCTTCTAGGTAATTATCGAATGTCTCACTAGGAAACTTAGGCTTATTACCGTAGGCTAGGTCCACGATGCACTTAACCCAATACTCAGCACATTCCAATTGCTCCATTTTTTCTGAATAATCTAAGTAATCTACTTGACATTCAGGTTCTTGATAATCGTATTTATAGCTGTACATGTTTGGCTCCTTTTAGTGTACTTGTTTAAAATAATGTTTTTCCTACTTAAACTCCAGATGCTACAACTCGATGCTTAATCAGCAATTGCGAGGAGACTATCCAGACACCATCTAATATAGCACATGCACTATTTAACGTATACAACGATTCTATCTTGTAAGAAATTATGGAAATAAATAAGATGTCTGGCAATGGAGGTAAAAATATGGATTTACGTGAGTATTGCTTTAGGAAAAGAACGAACTACGCCGAACTTAGTCGTAAGATTCCATGTTCTAGAAATTATTTGAGTGAGGTAGCTTTAGGAAAGAAAGTTCCTAGTCCTATTTTAGCAAAAGTTATAGAGATGGTTACCGACGGAGAAGTTACAGTTGAGGAATTATTAAATCCTGTTAAAGAGGAAAATATTTAGTTGGTTTTGTGCTTGTGGAAATGTGATGGAAAAGATAATTTAGCAAAAAAAATGACCGAAGCAGAGCCATCCACTTCGGCCAACAAGTACACTAAACCTGATTGAGCCAACCCGGAAAAGGAATCTCAATCAAACAACCATTGAAATGATAGAAGCTCATGATAAGCTATTGAAAAAACCCCATTTTGTTTGGGTAAAAAAACGGCTTGCTATCCACAAGAAGCCCTTTTTGTTTGCTTAGATAGAGTTATTCTCTCAGTCTAAACGCTTAACATTTTATCGAGTTTGTTGATTTTATGAAAGAGAAAAAGATTAAATATGAAAATAAAAAACCCTCTACAACTTTCGTCATAGAGGGTAATTTTTTCTTAGATCAACAAAAAAACTAAAAACTTAGTGAGAATCGATCTCACTTTTACCAATGAGGCATTACATGAGTAAAGATAAGAAATACGATGATTTTGATCAAGCTACATTTATTGTAGTGGACGATTCGAGCCATGAAAACTCAGAACGGATAAAAATTAGCAGGAAATTAATCAATGACGATTCCATTTCTATTGAAGCGCGCGTTTTGATTATGAGAGTGATGGTTTGGGAAAATGATTTCCCAAATAAAAGAGTTACTTCTAAGAGCCTTGTTAAAATGTTTTCTCAAACGGAAGGTAGAAATAAGATTTATAGATTAATCAACGAAGCTATTGGTGCTGGTTATTTAAATAGAGTAAAAGGAGTAGTAATGACAACTGGAAAGGTGAATGAAATATGAATAATATGAACGGAAGACACCACACTTTTGATTCAGGAATGGCAATCGCTTATGGGGTTGAAGAATCTATACTCATTCAGCATTTTCAACATTGGATAGCTTATAATAAGACTCAAGGTAGAAATTTTCATGAAGGTCGCACTTGGATGTACCAAAGCCGAAAACAAATGATGGGTTACTTGATTTATTGGAATCATGACAAAATAAAGTACCTATGCGAAAAGCTAGTCAGCCTTGGTATATTAATAACTGATAATTTTAATAGAAATCCTTTAAATAGAACTCTTTGGTATGCTTTTGCGAATGAAGAGGCCTTTGGAATTAATTCGGAAAATAAAAAGAAGTTTACGAAAGAAGAAAGTGCCCAATCGGAAATATTTTTTGAAAATGTCTCGGAAAACCATGTTGATTCTTATGATTTAAAGGAAAGTTTACGAAAGGGCAAAAGTGCCCATCGGTTGGGCAAAAGTGCCCAATGTTATAATGATAAAGATTCTAAAGAAGAAGATACTAAAGAAGAAGAAGAAGGGGGGGTATCAACTTCGTCGTACCCCCTTCGCACTTCTATTTCTTCTAAAAAGAAAATACAAGAACCGAAACAAGAAGTAGCTCCTAGAGTAATGCTTGATCCTGCTCAGCAGGAATCTTTGCTCAATAAGCTTGGAGGAAGTCATGAACTTAGAAAGAAATGCTATGAGAAACTCTCTGATTGGAAGATAGGAAAGAACAAGACAGAATGCAAAAGTGATTACTTATCCATTTGCAATTGGGTTATCGATGCCGTTAAAGATAATTCTCTTACCTCAACCTCGGGAAGCTCTAATTCCGTTGAATCAGACAGAATTCTAATAAAGAAAGTCTACAAAAAGATCGGTGCTCACAAAGAAATTATGTACACCACTGATTACATAGAATTTTTCAATGGGGTAAATGCCGTTCCTAGTCATTTGAAGGTAGGAAGCAAAGAATTTAGATTTAATGTTTTAAATGAGTTAAGAAAAAGAAGATTAGATGTTGAGGGATTATGAAATTTATAAAATATTTTGATATGGACAAATGTGAAGACGTTATATTTCCTATTAATAAAATTGTTAAAATTGTGATGGAACAAGATTTAGTTGAACATAAAACATCTAAGATAAGAATTACATTAGAAGAAAATAACTCACTAACTTGGAATGATTGTTTTGGTGGCTGTTATGATTTTGAAGAATGGCTAATTGATGAAGAAAGTTCTTATTATACTATCCCATTCAATAAAATCTCAAAAGATAACAAATGAAGAATTCTGAATTTAACCATGAGAGGATCTAATTATGAATAGATTAGAAATATCAAAGAGTAATTTACAATGGGCAGTAGAAAATCATACTAACTATGATTTCCCGAGCTTCCTACTTGAATTAAGGCTTGGTCTTGCTATCTCCAAGAAGGTAATGGCGGCAGACTTAGGAGTTAAGTACATGTCAATCATGTATCTCGAAGGTGGCTACGGAATCATCGTGACAGACAACTTGTTGCGCAGACTATCTCAGTACTTCGATGTTCCATTCTCTTTGCTTCAGTTCAAGAGAAATGAGTTTTATACATTTAATCGCAAGAAACGTAGAGCAGCTTAAGGAGACGCAAATGAACAGTCAAGAATTCGTAGAAACAATTAGGAAGCTTCATAGTGAACATTCTTGTGAATGCAGTGACTTCTTCAATGGAATTAGATCTAAGATCAGTAAGCAAATTGTAGATGATTTCGAAGCAGAGGATATTAATAAGCTTATGTTCGAAATGACTCTTCTCTTTTGCTGTGGAGAGCTTGCTAAAATGCTATCTATCTTAGTCCCAGATCAGAGAGAGAACATTCTTGATAGCTGTAATAAGTTCATCAAAGAAATGCTAGAAGAACATGATGAGGGATTGGCTGTTGAAGATAGTAATTGAAGGTCCTCCTATTGCTAAGAAGAGACATAAGTGTGCATGTCGTGGAAGGCATGCAATAGCTTACGATCCTCAAGTAGGAGGAGAAATGGAGACAGTCAAGAGACAGATGCTAATGGCATGGCATCAGGCTTGGGAGAGCGGCGATAGTAAAATCGTCAGGAAGGCCTCTAATTTGACCAAGGCTCAATCTTTTGATGTAACCTATACCTTTCTATTCCCAATCAATAAAAGTGACACCTTGGGCCAAAAGAACGCTAAATTATGGGGTTTCCAATCGCATAATGTGAAGCCGGATAAGGATAACTTAGAAAAGCTCTATTCCGATTGCGGAAAAGGTATCTTTTGGTCCGATGATTGCCAAATAACAATTGGTGCTTCAAAAAAGTACTATTCAGAAAATCCTAGAACGGAAATCGAAATTATGGTTAAAGAAGATTTGAAACTTGGTCCTAATGCTGAATCGGTTTTTTTGGTATTTGGACCTGAAAGACTAAAGGAATTTTTGTATGACATCCATGCTTCCTTTCTTTGGATTCACCCTGAACACATTGATGATTTATTGCCCATGAGTGAAGAGCCTGACAAAGAACAACATTTCCACACACTAGCAAAACTGCTTACAAATTTCTCTGCTAAGTATTGCAATGATCTAAAGAAGATACAAAAGATTAAGATTGAGGATTCTAATGAACAAGAGGTTGTGCAAGCAATCGAAGAGGGTAAGTTTAATATCTAACTTTATGACTAAGAAAGAACTCGGCGCTATTTTCGTTGTATGCTCAATCATGACAGCTTGGCTCTATTGGCTCTTGATTATGATTAGGAAAATTATCGTATGAAGACAATTGAAGCTCATTTCTTAGCTGCATATCTAGCAACGTCAGCGGCATGTGACATCATTGAGCTACTGCCAGACAGTGATTTGATAGTAGATTTAGAAGAGCTTATGTTTACTCAACTTGATATCTTCTGTCATATGATTGAAGAGAAGCATTATGGAACAAATAGCCTTACGCAATTCATTACGTATACGCAGGATATGAAGAAACAAGCTATGAGATTAAAAGGAGTTTTAGAATGAAGAAAGAACAGAAAAAGATTAAAAAGGTCATGCACGAATACAAGGAAGGAAAGTTACATTCAGGGTCAAAGTCAGGACCTGAGGTTAAAAATCCTAAGCAAGCTATTGCTATCGCACTATCAGAATCCCGTAAGAAAGGAAAGAAATGAAGCTACATATCAGAGAGAAGATTCCAGCCTCGAATGAGAACTATAACCTAGTTAACTTCTTAGAAGACTTTCCTAAGTGGCAAGAGAAACATCCAAGTAAGAGTGATCTAGAGATTGAAGATCAGTTCTCTATCTATTTCCAACACTATGCAGTTGAGAGATCTACATATGAATTGCAATGTGATCTATCCTACCAAATCTATCAGCTTCAGCAGTGTGTTGAAGGATTGATTGAAGACATGGAGGCAGGATGATTTTAGCTCTTTATTTTGGGTTCTTCAATGTATTTGCTAGATCTGTCGCTATATGTGTGCTGATATTTATATACTGCGAGATCAAAGATATGAATTCTAAACTTATTAACTACAAGGAATTATATGAAAAAACCCGTGTTCAAATCGGATGTAGCTTTCGTCCTGGGTAAAGCTGCTCAGCATTGTAAAGGTATAAGAGAGATATTCGAAGCGATTAATGTAGAACATACTGATGATATGGAGAGAGCATTAATCTCTATTGAGCATCAAGTGGATATGGAAATAGATAAACTTAAAGGAAAGAAATAAATGGATAAGTTAATTAAGAAAGACAAGAAGAAGATCGACAAAATGATGGACAAACTCGTTAAGAAAGACATTCCTCGTGACAAGAAGATCGAAAAGTGTGACGAAGAAATGAAGATGAAAAAGAAGAAAAAATGAAATGCAATTTGATTGTGGGACATGAATGTACTATGGATAAAGAAGAAGAAGAACGAGCATGTCTAGTTAATGAAGTCCAAATGATATTCTACATGTCCTTCAATCGAGTTACTAAGTTATATGGCAGAGAAATCACAGCAGAAGCTCTTCAATGGTTAATAGACAAGATCAAGAAGGAGAAAGAATGAACTCTGAATGGATCAAATGTAGTGATAGACTTCCTGAAAAACCTGGAAGATATTTAGTTTTTAGGCCTAATGATAAGAAAGCTTTAAGCTTGGGACCTGATACTCGTATTTATTATTACAGTGATACATTTGGATTGGGGTGGACAGAGGATTTCAACGGAGAGAATTATGTCAGCCATTGGATGCCTTTGCCTGAGGAGCCAAAAGAATGAACTTCCAATTCTGGGATAGAGTATACACAAAGTATCATGAATGGAGATCTCTTCAAGAATGGATGTATTTGCTTTTCAAAAAATGATTGTGATGTTAAACAATATTTTAACACACATCACCAGAGAAGAGCATGGAAAAGAAGAAACATCCAGGTGGACGTCCTCGTCAATACACAACTACAGTCTTAGAGAATCTAGCTGTCAGCTTAACAGAATGGGTCGACGATCTAGCTAAACACAAGAAGTTCGGAATGCTAAGAGATTGGTGTTTCGAGAACAAGTTCAATCCCAAGTACTTCAAATTCTACGCAGAACAGAACGAAACATTCAAAGAGGCTTATGATTATGCCAAGACATGGCAAGAGCATATAGTATGTCGTCAAGCTCTCACAGGTCAGTTAAACGCTAGATTTGCTCAGTTCTTCTTATGCTGCGCTCATAAGTGGAGGGTTAATGACCCTGCAGATTCACGCTTTGAGCTTCTAGGCAATGACTATGGACGATTCCTTGATCACCTAGATTCACTGAAGAAAGCTAAAGAAGTAGAAGAGGAAGAAGAGGAGGATTAATCATGTTGATTATCCTCGCTATATTCCTAGTCATTGGCATGTGGTTCGTGTGCTTATATGATTAAAGACTTTTCTAAAAAACAACTTGAGTTTTTTAATGAGTCAGATGCAAGGTTGAACATTGCGGTAGGAGCTGTTCGCTCAGGGAAATCCCATATTACTATCCATAGATTCATGAAGGAATTGTTTCGTGCTGGACCAGAAGGTAGATACCTAATAACTGGCAAATCAGAACGCACAGTGCTAATGAATATTATAGAGCCAATGCAGGAGTTTACAGGTGGTCTCATTCGTTACAACCGCGGTATGGGGGAGTTTACCCTATTCGGTAAGAAAGTCTACGTCGTCGGAGCAAATGATGAACGGGCAGAAGGAAAGATTCGGGGCGCCACATTTGCGGGCGCGCTCGTGGACGAAATTACCATCTTACCGGAATCTTTCTTCCGTATGCTGCTTTCCCGTCTCTCCATTGAAGGAGCGAAGTTATTTGGCGGAACTAACCCAGACAGTCCGATGCATTGGCTTAAGACAGATTTCATCGATAAATTCGCAAATGATCCTACTGCATTAAAACACTTTAGGTTTAGCTTAGATGACAATCCAACCCTCTCAGAAACATTCAAGAACTCTCTCAAAAAGGAATATCAGGGTCTATGGCATAAAAGGTTCATTCTCGGAGACTGGGTTCTTGCCGAAGGAGCTATTTACGACTTCTTCGACACGGATTTGCATGTGGTCAAAACCCCTCCTACATATGGAAAACACTATTTTCTTGGTGTTGACTATGGCACATCGAATGCATTTGCTGCGGTCTTGGTCGGATACAACGATGATAATAAGCCATCCCTATGGGTGGAAAAAGAATATTACTGGGACTCTAAAGCTATGGGATATCAAAAGACTGACGCAGAGTATGCATTGGACCTACAGCGCGAGTTCGGTGGATATCCCATTAGAATGTTATATCTAGATCCTAGTGCAGCAAGCTTTCAAGTAGAACTACGTAGACAGAAGATGCCAGTCAAGCAAGCTAATAACGATGTCATTGATGGAATTAGATGTGTATCAACTATGCTCTCTCAAGGAAATCTTGTTATATGCAAAGGATGCACTAACCTAATCAAAGAGATAGAAGGTTATGTTTGGGATGATAATGCTGTGAAGCGGGGAGAGGATAAGCCCGTTAAACAAAGAGATCATGCTATTGATGCTATGCGTTATGTGATCTACTCACACTTTGGGAACAAAACAACTCTCAAAGAGTCGAACTATCTTGACTCTTATCAGGTAGGTCAGCAAAAAGCATATCAGCAAAATCCAATGGCATACCCTGGTTATACGAATTCCAATGGCTGGCAACGTTATTAGGCCATTGGGTCCGAAGTAGGATTGCCATCTATATCGATGTAGTCAGGATATTTTCTATAGGGAAAGTAAATCATTTCTAGCGTATTTTCTTGATATCTCTCAAATTCTTTTCGTGCATTGAGTAATCGATCTAATACTTCCTTGACTGTACCAATACATTTATCATTAGCATATAACTTATCTTCGCATTCTATCAAATTCATCTTCATCCTTTATCTTCTCAGACCAAGAATAGATCCCATGTTCTCCTCTGGAATCGTACGTCCATTCAAGGCCACCTTTATAGATAAGCTCTTTGACGACGAGAGCCCTTACTCGTTGTCCAATTTCAGGCAATTTAAATTTAACGTCAACCCATTCTTCTTCCATAATGTCTCCTATTAAAGTTAGCCTTACCATATTCAAATTATGTCTTAAATGGAAAGAAAATAAGAGGATATCTAAAGTTTTATTCAAACTTAAAAATGAGGGTAAAATGTCAAAGTTTTTAGAGATATTGAGAGAAGAAGGTTATGATGAAGATGAGGAGAATCCTCTCGCTAAGTTGAGAACACCACTTCAAGCAAACATTAAAGATATATTAGCAGCAATAATTGTAGATATATTAACCAAGTATTCTGCTGTATTTAATGATTATGTTGATAATGGAGTTAAGTTTGATTTTGAAGATTGTATTCATTTACCCCCTGAAGGGTTATCTTTTAATCTACATGACCATATTGAATGGCACCTAGAGGATATGGAATGAAAGCTCTAATATATTTTGCGATTATAGTTATCATTGGTCTGTTGATAGCAGTACCGATATTTGGGGTGGTTCAAGTTGATAAAGCTACAGGAAATTATACTGTTGATAGCTACGGAAGTAAGAAGGTTACCAAGAAGAAGAAAGAAAAACCAAAAGAGAAACCGATAACTAAGCCACCAGGCAATCAACCTATTTTTGAGTGTCCTTGTGATTCATAAAATGACTCTAATCGGCTTATTTACAGGTTTATAGTACTCATTAACATGAGAGCAATTAACGTAATCAGTTTCCGATTCAATTTGACCATAAGCTTCATGAATGTGACCAAAGATATGCAGTCTTGGTTTAATACTCTCTAAACTATGAAGAAGAGTCTTACTTCCAACATTTTCTCCATCTATTGTCTTATCTAAGATTCCATAAGGAGGGGAATGGGTTATTAAGATATCAGTATCTTTAGGTATTTCTCTCCACTTCTTTGCAAGATCCCATTCTTTTCCAGTAAAAGCAGTACAATTTGGATTTATTCCATCAAATGTAAGAGACCAGGGACTTCCCCATATTTTGAGTTTTCTTTTACCGCTGGGAAGAAAACCTTCATCTTCTTCAGGAAATCTTTTATCAAAATATTCAAATTCAGTTCCTGAATCGCAAAGATAGATAACATGATCAACACATGATTGCTCTTCTATACAGAATGGATCATGATTTCCTGCAATGTAGATTACTTTATAATAATTTTGAACATTCATCCATTTCAGACACTCCATGTATTCTTCATCGGTGTGCTTAGCAGTCAAATCTCCTGCAATAATAAGAAGGTCTCCTCCTTGAAGATCGTGGGGAAAAAATCCATGCAAATCTGAGCAACAGTCCACAATCATATATGTTTCCAACTTCTTCTATGAATTATAGCCAAAATAGTGGTCATGTTAACTTTGTATATTTTGGATAATTTTATTGAATCTTCTTCTGGATACCTACTTCTGATTTCAAGAACTTGTTGTTCCGTCAATTTAGCTCTTCCAGCTTTTTCCCCCCGAGGAATTTTAGATTCACCACCAAAAAGTCCTCTATTTCTTTTTTTTATGTCTAAAATATTATCTCTTTGAGTACCCACTTCTAAATGCTCTATATTGCAACAAGCTCTATTATCGCATTTATGTCTTATTACTAGACCTTTATAATTTCCAGGATTTAAGGTCTGATATAAAAGTCTAGAGACATTGCAAGACTTGTTTTTCATTGAAAAATGGCCATAACCTGCTGAATTAATACCCATCGGCCATATTTTACATCCGTTGATCTCAGGAATGATTTTGGAGATTAGATCTATCATATTTTGCACGCTATTTCTTCGTGGCCTTCCCGTCTTCCCAAAAGGCGATCTCGTAGTCTTAAAATTTTGATAATGATCGTTGCAAAACCCTCGAGCTTTATGTTTTTTACTACATATGGAGCAAATTTTCTTCATAGAGGATAGAATACATGAAGTCAGAGATGCAGTCAATGATCATTGATTATTTGAATCCTGAGCTATCTTTTCTTCAATAGCTGTTTTATATAAATGATTGAGATAAAAATACCAAGTTTTACAAAAAGCAACTGTAATCAAACCGAAAACTCCTGCACCTAGTGGAGCTGTTACCAAACAAATTTCAAATCTAGTTAGATTAGAAGTCGTCTCCCATAATCCTTTCTGAAAATAATGAGGCATATGGTATGCAAGCATTGCTCCCACAAAGGTAACCAAAATGAATGCAATAACCGTGATTTCCTCTTTAATAAAATCACGCTCATGGTAAATGTTGTAAATCTGACTATTTGCTCTGTCTACATTCGTCGCGGATAGCATCTATGATTACCTTTGTTACGCCTATTATAACTCCTACGACTGCACCTTTAGCAGCTCCGGGAGGACCACCTATAATACCACCAAATGTAGCACAAGCGCCGGTACATAATCCCACACATAGGATTTTTTTACCAATAGTATCAGTCTCCATACTTATGCCAGTAATACAAGCTGTACCAGCACATTCTAACCAAGTACAGCTTCCAGCCTTAATTCTTGGGTCTTTAGAATGTAATTGATATTCATTCCAAGTGTTCCCTTTTCCTACATGTGTTCTTACAGTCATTGACATAGACAAATCCTCTGTTATTGATTAATAAAGCACCTACTTTATGTAACTTAGGATTAAAATGCAATGTTAAATAAACGTTATGTAGTTAAATATTAATGAACTGGAGATATCATCGACTATTCTAAAAGAATAGTAATCTGATTGAGATTTATTCTTTGACGATAATCATGAGTTGGGAATATCTGTCTAGCTACGTAAGTATATCCATCGGTGCCTATAGCACTAATAAGATAGCTTATAGCGATGAGGGAGTAACGCAAGGGATAGTCATTTGCATCTTGGACATAACCTTTGAAGTAATGTCCTCTTTGATCAATCCAAATTGTTTCAGAACCTGCAATGCCTATCATTCAATCCTCTTAATGCGCTTCATTCTTCTATATTTAGGAATTTTCTTTGGGCTAGGATACCTTTTTTTGACTTTTGGTTTCCATAAATCTAATTCCCTTTCTTCAATATAAATCTGGTATCCCGTCTTAAATTCAACATTTTCATAATCTTCAACTATTTCCTTTAGAATAAGTAATGCTTGTTCAAAATCAAATTTATGCTTTCTTGCTAAGTAGGCAATACTCAAGATCCCATGCTCATTAAGGTCATCAATTATCTCATTTGTGTACATAACGTCTGATTCTTTATATTATGTTGTGTTGCAAATCATTCATCCGATTATGTAAGACACTGTAATCCAGAACAATACTTTTGAAAGCGAATTGGGTCTAACTTTTAAAAATCTCAAAACGACCTCACAACCTATTCTACGGGGTCCGAATTTTTATATAGTTGGACCAATTCTTGGAATCTTATTAGGATTGCCTTATTCGTTTCTGGGGGACAAATATCATTAATAGCTTGGACCAAGAATTTAAAGGCATTAAATTGCTGGTGAAATATAGATTTTATATTTATGGGCCAATCTTTTATTAGTTCATCAAATTCATCCATGTTATCCTCAATGATTTGCGTTTTTATACGATATATGGTAACATGATTGGGAAAATCAAAGCAAAGGGTTATAAGATGCCTAAATTGGAATTAAACAAAGATGATACATATGAGTTATTTGGACTTATCTCACAAGAGATCGTATCTTATATAAGTGATGAAATAGATTTGGATGAAATTTATTCGGCAATTCAAGAAGGGGTTCGTTCTGCTATTTGCAATATTGCTAAAGTTGATCCAGACTTAGATTATCCTCACTTGCCAGAAATTATTAGAGATATGATTAAAGAAGAAATGGGAAAAAAGGAGTAGAAAATGGATTGGATTCAATTTGCGATATTTTTCATTGGAGTTGTTAGTCTTTGGTTATGGAATCGTACCGAAGCTAATGCTCATAGACGAGATATTATGTGTATATTAAGAGAAATGCAGACAGAAATGAAAGATTTCCATGGAAAATTAGAAAGACAAGATGCTGAATTCAAGACTTATCTAATGATGGAAGAAAGGATTAGGAAATGAAAGAGATTTGGATTTGGTTATTAAATAATTATGAGATGGTAATTGCTTTGTCCATTATATATGGATTCTTTAGATCATTAAAGAAATCAATATCCAAAGATGTTGAAATGTTAGCAACCAAAATGAATAAAATGGAAGAAAGAATTGGTAAAATAGAAGATCAACTGAAATCTATTGATCAAAGACTTTTTCGCCTAGAAGGAGCGTTCGAAGAGCGCGGAAGATGGGAATCTAGAAGAACAGGAACGGATAGGGAGTAGGAAATGGATTGGAGTCAAGCAATAACAATTATCGGTTCTTTAGGAGCGTTTACATTCTGGCTATTCACTAAATTAGATTCAGATGTTAAATCTCAGAATCAAAGAATTGATCAGCTTTATCAAATGTTTATAGAATTACTTAAGGAAAAGAAATGAGCTTAATATTTTTATTAGTAGGATTTGTTGCTTTATTAGAGTTTACAGTCTATTGGCTGGAAAAAGATGATTCTGAAGAAGAGTTTTATTAGTCTTCTTTTTCTAATGCTTTTTCTAGTTTTTTTGCATTCTCTCTTATTGCTACAACATCATCTTTAAGTCCAGATTTTATTAGATCAAGGTAAAGTTTCCTAAGCGTTGGACTTTTTAAAGCCTTAGCAGCAATCTCGCCAGCTCCAACTACGCCCGTACCAATTGCTCCTGTTGTCAGAATACCTTTTGCAGCTGGTATTGCGCCGGCTAAGTGTCCAACACCTAGCAATGGAAGAGCTGAATGTGGACCAAATTTTTTAAGAGCATTAATGATTCTTCCTCTGGCTAATTTGCTTTGTTCAATAGCACCATGAACTTCATTAGCCTGCTTATAATAAGTTGCCCATTCAGGATTTAGTTTTCCATATTCTTTTAAAGAACCATCAACGGCTTTAGCTACTTCGTCCAATCTTTTTTTAGCAGTTTTGATACCAGGCTTATTACCTTCAAGTTGCTTATAGATGGATCCCCTAGCAACATTGATCTTCTTCTTAATTTCCTTAAGCACATCAATCTCTGTCTGGGGACCATTTAAGAGTTTTTCAATCTTAGAAATCTCTTTGAGAGCAGGTTTATCCGCATCTGAGACTCCACCCTTTTTGATATTATTCTTCAGTTGAGAAACAGAATTTCTTAATCGGGAATTATCTACTGAAGCATTCGAAGGAAGAGAAGCAGTTTCTTTTTGATACAGTTGATCTTTAAGATTAACTGCAGCTTTGGGATTAATCATAGAACCAAAGACAATAGTGCCTAATTTTGCTAGAGTTTGTTCATTCTTGGAACCACCTAAGTGTTCTGACAATTCAGAAGCAAGATTTCCACCCAACGCTAAAAGAGCAGGTTTAATTACTTTAAATTGGCTGCCAGGAAGGGGAAGAGCAAGAGCTGTAAAGTCAGTAACGAGTTCATCAGATTTTCTTTCATATTCATTCTTAGGCTCTAATTTATTTCCAAAAAGAAACTTAGTTACATTTTCTCGGATATCTTCAGATTTCGGAAATAGTTTATATGGAGCAACTTTCTTAGTGATCTCTAAAGCTTTCTCTATAGGTTTACCGATTCCTATCTTCTGAGCTCCAGCTTTTAAAGCTTTCTCGGGCACAATACTTTCTAGAAAATCACCTATTGCTCTTGGAGCACCTAGCGCTGTTTCACCTACTCTGGCAAGAGATCTGGCTCCCGCACGTAATCCTCTTCCTAAAAATCCTTCTTCTTCCTGTTCCTGGGGCATTTCTTGTTGAGGTCGATAAGCTGCAAAAGGATCTTCTTGTTCTTGTTGTAATTGAGAATTTTCTTTTGGCCTATAAGCAGCGAAGGGATCATTAATCATTGAGCTAAACGAGCTCCCATGCTGATCAATCTTTGAACTTCAGCTTGAGGAACATGAAGAGGTTTACCATTCGGATCTAAAAGTAAGACCATTCCTTCTGGAACATTTTGACTGTTATTTTTTGGTGCTTCTCCAGATAATCTATCCATTTCATCATCAAGTTGGGATGCTCTTTCTCGTAATTGTTCTACTCTTGATTCTGAGATTTGTTCTGCGATTGCTTCAGCATCTTCGGGAGTAATCTTTCCTTGTCCGTAATGTCTATAAACATCTTTTAGGGCATCGTAGTAGATCTTATCTGCTTCAGTTTGAGTTCTCATTCTCTCTATGATTAACTCTCTACCTTCAGCAGAGTTGGCAAGAGTAGGTAATCTTTTCATAAACTGTTGTAAATCGAAGTTTGTGACTCTAGAACCATAACTGTCTTTAGCTTGAGTAGTAAAGTCATTGATAATTTTTACGTATTCTTCGGCTTCTTTCGGGACAGCTTTAAGTGTTTGAGCTAAAGGACGAATATTCCCCTGTTTATCGTAGAAGAATCTGGATAATCCTTGAGGAACTTTTGGGCTTAATTTTTCTAGATCTTTAAAGGATTGTTCTTGTTTTCCTAAAGACTTAGATTTTGTGATAGCTTCCCTATAGATTGGATCATTAAATCCACGAATTTCTTTTTGGAAAGCGATTGATTCTTTAGGAGTTCTGCCTTCTATATCAAGTTTATACTCTGGATACTCAACCTTTATTTTTTTAGGGCCTAAATTATCACCCATTTTTTCTTCGGCTTGACCAAACAATGCTTTAATATCCATTCCTCGAAGATGAGCATCTAACCCGGCCTGAACTAAAGCAGTACGAGCGCCTTTATCGGAAGCTTGCCAAACTTTTGCAAATTTTTCCCCAAAAGCATCTTTAATAGTTTCAAAATTTCCAGAATCAGCTGCAAATTCTCCAGCCTTAGCTTTTTCTGACTGTTGGCCAGATAAAAGAGCTTCTCTAAGTCTTGGATTTTTTACTTCTCCAGGAACTTGAAATCCTTCACGAGCTAGAGCTTCGCTTTCTGCTAATCTACCCCTTTCTTCTCGACCTCTTTGATTAGACTGTTCTAACTCATCCATTAGAGTAGGAGTGAAAGCTTTAGAAAAACGAGAACCAAAACTGTCTTTTTCTGGAAGAAATCCGATTGGCATAATTTAACCTAATCCGAGAAGTTTAAGAATTTTAGGAAGTAAGGCTTGTCCTATTCCTCCTCCAAGACCACCTATTGCTTTTCCACCTAATCCACCAAGAAGAGAGCCGAAATCGAAACCTTTACTTTTGGGTTCTAAGAATTGTGAAAAAGGTTCAGCGCCAAGAAGCTTATCAGAAAGCCCCATGAGTCGATCTAAAGCATTATTTTGAATTCCCATACGTTGAGACCCTAAATTCTCAGCAAGTGACTGAGCGGCCCCAGAAGTGGCATTTTGAAAGGCTGAAGAACCCATTGCTCCTAGGCCACCAAATCTTGTGCCTATTTGACCCAAAGTTTTCTGGAAAGCAGAATAAGCAGGTTTCTCTAATTGTCCGAAAGCTTCTTCATCTCCTCCAGCTAAACCCTGTTGTTGTTGAAGACCTTTTTCTAATCCACCGCCTTGAAGACCACCAAGTAATTGGGAGAATATTTGCATCTGTTCAGGAGTGTAATTAGGAACATTCTTAAGTTTATAACCTGCCACGTTGCCACGAGGAGCACTGAAACCTGTAGGAGCTGATAAGCCCATGATAACCTCTAATTTAAAAGATATTCTAACACAACAATGGCCGAATATGCGGCCCAATTATTAGTATTAGTAATTATTTCAATATTACCATTTGTAAAATTGAATCTCAAGTAAAGAGCATCGTCAGTACGTGTCATATTCCATGGAGTAAGAGCAACAGCAAAGTTAGCTCGGTCTTGAGCAACTCCATAAATGTTAACAAATGTTACCTGATTAAGATTTTGAATATTACCTGGAATAGAATTTGTAGCAGGTCCGGGTAATGTGGCTATTTCATAAGTCTGACGATATGATTGACGAAACTGGATAGGATTTTGTACATTATTATTTACATCTGAGAAATATTGATTTCCTGTAACAACTTGAATTTTATTATAAACACCAATAGTTCTACGATTTACAGCTTGAGCGATCTCGATATATGTTTTGGAAAGGGTCGTCTCAAGTTCTCCGGGATCTCTTGGGAACTTTCTACTTGTTGGAAGATATGGAACCTGAACGCTAAGGCCGGCTGTCGTCATGCTAATGCGGGTCCTGGATAAAGATCTAATACAATTGAGTGTAGGATTATTTCCTGAGTATTAATAGTGGGATCAAACATTTGAGCATCACTAAGAGTAAATCCGAATTGGATCGTATCTCCATTAAAGCTATTGCTTTGTCTATGCCAGATTTGGTTTTGATTTCCTGAGTAACTAGGATTTGCTCCATATAAATTAGGTTCCGGAGATGTCAAAACTACATTCTGGAAAATTAGATAAGGATTAATAGTTGGATCGTTAGAAGCTGTATCCTCATTTTGACTCGTGAATAATTGAGCAGTAATTTGACCTGTCGATGTTGCCTCTAAGAGATATCTCTGTAATCCAACGCGGCATCCTCTTCCAGCATTCCAATGTATTGGAAATTGTTTACTCTGTATTGAAGGGATGCTAAATCTTTTATAAACTCCTCCTCCCAAATAAGTTCCAGTAACAGTAAACGTAACATTAGAAATTATGTGGAAAGTGTTAGCATCGATCACATCAATCTTGAAAATAGTCAAAGGATTTCCACTGGTGTCAATTATAGTTATTCCTAACAAGTTGCTGAGTTGAATGAAATCCCCGGTATTAAGTCCATGATTAGGAGAGGTAATTGCGAAAAGTGCAGGCGTTACAGCAGTTATAAATCCTGAAAAACCTTCATTAGTTCCTTGTCCTTTAATTAAGACAAAGCCCTGCTGATTTCCTCCCACGGTATTTGGAAAGAATGCTTGATTAGCGCCAAAGTTCCAAGGATCAGTCCAATTCGACCAAGTACCATAAATTCCTCCTAAGGATGCCCATGTTCTATTCGTTGTTCTTCTAAATGTGCCATAATGAGTATAGTTTTCATCAAATGTTGCCCAATTATTATCCCTATAATTATAAAGCAAAGTCTTGCTATTGAAGACGTTTTGAGGTCTATCACCAGGACAATATGTAAAGTAAATCCATTCGTTTCTAAAGTCTCTAACAGCAGTTACACGAAAGATATTATTGTTAGAAACCGCAATGTCAAAAACTTGATCAGGTATTTGAAGATCAATTCTTTGAGCACTAACTTGGGTTGTCATGATGATTCCGTAATCACCTATACTTATAACGCCTGTATCCAGAGAAATAGATGAAAAAGTGTTCTGTGAACCAAGTTCTGAGTTAATGCTTTGGAAGATGAAGGGAAGAGTATCATCGAAGGTATAAATCAATCTAAATTGTGACTTTTCTAGTCCATAGATAAGTACATCTTCATTCTCAGAGACTACGATGATTTCTTGATCAACAGGAGCTGTTAAAAAGCCTCCTTTCCCAACTACATTTTGAAACCAGGCAGTTGGATCAGGATCCTGTGTATTAATAGCAAAAGGAAGAGGTCGTGAATAAAAAGGATTTCCAACTTGAGAATAAACAATCCTATTAGGATAGAATAATATGGGCGCTGCGGGGACGGTTGTTGTTAAATAAACTCCAGAAAATATAAGTCTATTTTTAAAAGGTGTTATAATTTTAGCGCCAACTAAATAAAAAGGATTCGGATTTGTTACTGGATCGTATTGATTTAAAGGAGGAGCAAAATTAACCCATCCGAAGTTAGCACTTACGGTAGGATCTCCATCATACCATCTTATTCCATCTTGAGTTGTCGATGAACTTCTTGTCATGTATTCAACAATACCGCCAGAGATATAAGCTCCTACAGAAAATGGAGCAGGAATTGTAAAAGTATTTGCTCCTGTTACGGTTACTTGTCTTGAATCTCCATTAATCCCGCCAAAGGTTCCGACTGGAGCATTACTTGTGATTCCATTCACTTCATTGATGAATACAAAGTCATTGTTGGTAAGATTATGAGCAGCTGAAGTTGTGATAGTAGCTACGACAGCAGCTCCCGCTCCGGCTAATACGACATTAGTAATAGTGATAAAGAAAAAGCCTGGATTACCATTGGTAGCCCACATACAACCTGTATTATCAGGAGTATCTGCTATGGTATTTACTCCGAGATAATTGGTAGTATAGAATTGCTGAAAGTTCTGACCATTCCAATTAAAATGAACGCCAGTACTTTTATAAAAAGTAACATCATAGAAGATGTTCGTTCCTTGATTGAAACCATAACTATATCTTGTATCAAAAGAAATCATCAAAGGTTGGTTAATTGTTCCAACTTCGAAATCCTCGAGACCCATCACAGGAAGATCCGGATAGTATCCGAATGTAATAGTAATAGGAGTAGCAGCGGGTGCCCCTGTGATTGTTAAAGCACCTGTGGCATAATTTATAGTTCCAGAACCTCCAGTACTTCCTGTAAGAATTCCGGTAGCTGGAACAGTATCAGTAAATACATCTGCACCAATTGTTATTGTAAGACCCGAAAGAACGATGGAAGCATTAGGTTGAGTAGCAGATATGCCAAGAATTGTGAAGATATTACCTGAAAAAGTTCCTCCTCCTGAAGTATTACCTAAAGCCTGTGCTATTAGATTTCTTTGGAGTCTACCAAGGAGGATTGTTCCTCTTTTTCTAGGTAATCTTCCGCGCCAAATGTAAGCATTATTCAATAAAGGAAATGCATCATTATCTATATTAAATGGTTCGCGATCAGTTCTATAGCCCGTTTCCATATTAGAAATGACTAAATGATCGACTGACATTATGGCTCCACTACAAGAACATTGAGGATGTCACCGCCAATTAGAATTGCGTTTACTGTAAATGTAGTAGAATTAACAGTTGCTACTGTTAAAGAAGCTATAACAGAACCTCTATTTGGAAAAACAAATACTGAATAATTTGTATCATTTAACATTGCATTAGTTATTGTAAATGTATAAGTAGTTACAGCTAGATTAACGCTAGTGATATTGAATGAATTGCTTAAAGTTTGGGCTTCAGGAACTCCGGTGGCAGTTACTCTTGCATAAGCTTTAATTGGAGAAACAGGCCATACAGTAGGAAGAGCATCTCGTTTATAGTAAGGCATTGTGATGCCCGATTGAGTATTTCCATAAAATACATTCTGATTTACTCCAGCTGCAGTTACACCGGCAACTGCTCCACTTTGGTCTAAGAATGTCACACGGTTGTGCTTTCCATTTCCGCTAGAAGCAGTGAGTAAAATATGATCTCCTCCGGTTCCGGTAGTAAGATCAGTTCCAAATTGAGAATTAATTTGCTGGAAGTTACTTAAAATTAAAGGTTGAGAAGCTGATGGGTCATCATTTGCCTGAGGTATATTTGGAGTATAAGTCATTTTTTACCTTTAGATCGTTCTTCGTGTCTTTTCTTTAATCCTGGATAGGCGTTGTAGACTTTCTTCTTTATCTCTGCAGGTTTAGAAGAGAAGTGTGCTCTTGCAAGCGCATTTCGAGCATGAGCTTCATCGCCTATGGGATAAGTATTCGAATGTCCCGCATATTTAGATGATTCATGTTTGTAAGCTCCGGACATTCCGGGCTTTTCTCTAAGTTTAGTCAATTTTCCCTTCGGCATAGAATTTGGAACGCTCGATTTCTTCTGCATTACTTGCCTTTTTTCTTAGGCATTTCTTTCTTTTCCATTTTGCCTTCATGTTCTTTAACAGCTTTTTTGCTAGAAGGTTCTAGATGTCCATGAAGCATTGGATGCATTTTTTCTTTTTTCTTAGCTTTATCTTTTTTCATTTCCTATCCTTATAGATTTTTCTTTAATCATCTCATATTTGAATGATAATTCAAATAATTTGTTTAGTATTGCCCATATGTATATCCATTATGGTTCGTCTGAGAAGAGAAGATAGTTGGGGTTCTCTGCGTTGCATTCTGACGAGAAGTGCGTCTTAGAACTAAGTTCTCTTGTTCTTTAAATAGCGGTTCGTAGAACTGAGACTGCTCATAGTCTCCATTATCACTTAGAATCTTTCTTGCAGCTCCTCTAGCTAAATATTCAGACATGTAAGCAAAAGGTACAGATGCCTGTGTATTGAAGAAGACGGCAGGTGTTAGATAAGCATCTACTTGAATCTTGTAGGCCCTATCAGGAACTGGATACAGTTTGAAGGTATTATTGAAAAATAAACATATGCGAGGAAAACCAGCAGAATAAGGAGATGTTTGAGTCTGAATATTTGCTTGGTTTATCGTATTGCTTGCAAATGTAAAAGTTGCCGTCCCATTGATATAGTCAACCGTTCCAGACCCTCCACTATTAGGGGGAGAACCAATAAGATTAGGTCCAATGATATTCTGGAATGTCTTATCAGTTTGTATTAATATTCCTTGTCCTAAAGCATTTACATAACCACTGTCTACTATGTATTGTAGGTCACCGTTCCCAGTCACGGTTGTTATATAGACATAAGGAAGAAGATTGCCAATATCGTCAATGTAGGCTCTAAGTATGGGATTACGTCCAAAGTTAGTTGTAAATGGACCGGGAGTACCATCTCCTAAAAGAGGAACTTCATTCTGTACAAACTCAGGGAAAACTTTGTAGAACTGTTCATTTGACTGATACCACCCCATCTCAACGCCATCACAATAGATAGGCATCTTAAACATCTGGTATACAGGCATAACAGTCTGATCTTGAACAGGAATAGGATTCTCTATGAAAGGAGGAGGATTATTATTAGAAGGGAAATTAACAGTTGTTGCTGGAGTAAATGGTGCCATGTATTCGAAAATATTAGGAATAGTCTCGAATGTATACTGTCTCTTCATCTCAAATAGTTGTATTCTTTCTGGCATGTCATATGCATAGAATCGATTAATATAATCGGCAATGACAACATCACTAATAGATTGGGTCGAAGGGCTTTTTAATATCCTTCGAACCCAAATTATTATGTCTGCTAGGATTCCACCAGTTACCTTGGGTAAAGGTGTACTCATGAAAATGCTCCGATAGCTCTAAATCTTCCACGGAAATGAGTTCCAGTAGGAGCAAACCATCTCAATGATTCTACTTCATTAGATCTCATCGGTTTAGGATCAGCGTTTCCTTCTAGTGCTGTAAAAGTATGATATTTCTGACATTCTTCTAGATGTTTAGCTAGAAAGCGTGGGATATATACTGCACGATTGCAAGGAATGCTCCACAGACAATCAGGCTGACCAGGAAGATCGCCATTGTACCAAAATTCAATTGGCTCGCCGTTGATGACATAGTTTTCATAAATTCCTTTAACATATTCCCAAGCATGTTTGTGCGCCTTTTTAAATTTCTCGGGTACCTCCGTGAAGGCTTTAAATTGCCTCTTTGGTTCAATAAAAGGAACACCTTCGTCTTTAGCCATTTGTTTGTATGTCATACGAAGTTCAGTATCAGTAGGCTCTGGCGCCACTTCATTAACTTTATCCATTGTCATCTGAGAGATTTCACTTCCCATGTCGCCAACGTTTTTAACTAGACCTTCTAGATCTTTTTTCATAATTCACCTAATTGGGTGGATGGTTTTCATAAGCTCCTGGAATTGTCAAAGGTAAAGGAACAACGCCTCCAGGTGACGATTGTCCAAAGTTTGCATCTCCTATACCTACGACTTGAGCGGGATCAATAACTACGAATGCAGGAGGAGAAGGAATCACAAATGCATCGAATTGTGACGTATCTATTCCCACAGTAAATTCATCAGGATTAGGGATAGTTAGTATGTAACCTTTCAATTGGTTAAGCTGTCTCATTCCCCATTGAGGTGGGATGAAGAATTGAACTTGTTGGTTTATTACATAATCGTGTTCGTCAACAGTTGTGACGAGAGCGGGATTGGATTGGCTAATATCATCTAATTCTTGGATTGCAGGAGTGTAAGTTCCGCTATTGAAGAGTCCGAGATTGAAACGATTAAGAGGACTTGCCATTGTAAAAGGTGGGGGGATTACCCTCCCCCCTTAGGGTTTAGGCATTCAAATAAACTAGATCGGGGTAGATTGCTCTCCACGCGATAACGTCACTTGTTGCATGAATAATCTCAGTTCCATCGCCTGTTCCTACGATTACTCCTTGACGAGTATTTGGTAAGTAAGCTCCTGGAATTGTGAGTGCCTTTGGATAAACAGTATTTGTATAAGTTTGTCCTGTAGGCTGAAGTGGTAATGGAGGCGCCTGAACGAATCCATTGTTTGAATCACCTATTGCCATTACTTGAGGGAATGTGATTCCTAAAGCAGCTTGTGCAGAAGTTGGATAGGTAAAGGCACCAAATCCAGTACTATTCACGTTAACTACAAATGTATTAGCATTCGTAATCGATGTGATGTATGCCTGTTGGGGCACTCCTGTTGCTTGAACGACAACTTGACTGTCTAACTGAGTTGTTCCCCATACTGGAGTTGTATTAACAACGCCTGCATTTGGGATTACAAAGAAGACTTCTTGTCCTACAACAAAACTGTGGTTAACAGATGTTGCAATAGTTGTAGTTACACCTGTTGTAATAGCAGTAATGGTATTGACAAAAGGTACATACAGATCAGCGAAAAGAAGTTTCTTAGCAAAACCGGCTGTCGCAGCAGCAGCAAATCCTGCTGTTGGGATATTACCGATAGTGAAAGTTGTGGCACTTCCCACTGCAGTTACTGTTGTTACAGTTCCTGCAATTTGCAGCATTCCTGTAGTTCCATAAAGAAGTACTGCATCACCAACAACAAAACCATGAGCAGCTGAAGTAGTAACTACTCCTGTTGCAGCAACGATACCTGTAATAGTAGCGGTTGGTCCGTATTGATATGTTCCAGCACTTAAGAATGTAAAACCACCAGTTGTGATTGTCTTTCCAAGCCATGCTGTTCCATTACTTTCAGTAACGTATGCTGTACCAGCAGCATCTTCAGCAAATCCTATTGCTGAAACACCAACGTGGTTAGTAGTCGTCGCCCATTTAGTTTTATTCCAGATTTCAATTGTGTCTGGAACCATGGGTAAGCTCAGGAATTTTGCAACTCCTGTAGAGGTAAATGTTCCTCGGATAATTTTACTATATTCTGCCATGTGATCCTCCTTAGATTACTTGTGTACAGCGTACGTTTCTGATCCAAGTCTCTTGAAGAATCGCCTGCGCTTGTGCGAACTTGACTCCCAATGTTCCATTCAAGGCTAAAGGCCCAGAGAAAATTGGCGGACGATACAGCAACTGTGAGCTATAACCATCTTGGTCAATGTGAGCATAAGACTCGCGAGCGATGGCCATGTTGTTGAAAACATCATTACCATTCATAGAAGAAGCTCTTTGTACAGCTGACTCAGAACTTGTGAAAATTCTCATGTTGAGGACAGCGCCGTATTCAGAGTAGATAACGTCATTCTGGTTTGGATAATTCCAAGAACTTGTGAATTGTGTCATCGCATCGAAAGTAGGCTGAATCTCTGTCGAACAGAGTAGAAAGTAAGCTGAACGAATTGGAGCGGATCCAAAACGGTCTTCGCCTTGTTTTCCACTCAAGAATTTAAATGCGTTTGCTGTATCTAAGCTAGATGCAACCGCTGACAAATCTCGAACAGTCATTTCAGTTGGATTGTCTCCATCAACACCACCACGACAATTATAAATTGAAGCAGCAGAGAGCAAGAAGTCCCGAAGGATGATATCTTCAGCTTGGCGCATTGCCACACCGAGACGTTCAGTTACCCATGAAAGCACAGGATCTTGGTCTTGGATGACAACTTGTTCGTTCAAGATGACAGATGTACCGTAGAAGGCCATTGCAGCATCTAGAATCTCACGTGTTGCGACTTGAGAAGCAGGTTCAATACCTGTATTGCCCAATTGGACAACAGGTGGTTGCAGAGGTACAGGACGCAAGAAGCGCATAGTTGTACCACCATTGCGTGGCATACTATATTTCTCTGCAGGGATGATATAGTTAAAGTTTGGTGTTGGCACGCTCAACATGCCTGGAGCTAACGATTGTAAAATCGGAGCTGGCAGATTGCTTGTGGTTGTAATCGACATTCGTTTCCTCGATGTTTACGTTTTAAATACCAATTCGTTGAAATCAACGAAATGGTCGACAGTTATGTAACGACCAAGGAAGCGAAGATTATCTCTGCGCGGAACCGTTACCTATACCAATAGGTCCTTTTTGAGCAGCTTTCAGTTTTGCGTAAGCCTGATCCCTAGAAACTTTAGATTTAATATCGAAATCAACTCCTGATGGTGTGGCCATACTTGGAGCAATGTAGAATGGATTCCTTGCGTTCTCCTCTACCTTGTCTTTGATCGACGGTACTTCTTCTTTCTTAGGTGCAACTTGCTGAAGACTTTTCAATTTCTTGTAGGTCTTCATCCTTCTTGCGTATTCATCAGGTATTTCTAAAACTGTCTCAATAAAGACAGGGTCTACGGATTCAAGATTAGCTATATTTGCCTCGTTCATCACCTGATCGTAATCAGAATATTGGCTCTTAAGCCTGTGCAAAAAGTTCCTCTTTTCCTCCAGTTCTCTTTCCTCACGGATGGTTTGCTGAGCGATCTCCTTAGCTTCCTTCTTAAGGTTGGCACTGACTTTCTCTAGCTTTGCTCGTAATCTTGCAGGATCTACATAGTCTTCAACGCCATCTAGAGGATCGACCTCTTTTGGTTGAAGCATCTGTTTGATCTCATTGAGTTCATTACGCATTGCTTCCGCCTGCATTTCTGCTCGGATTCGTGCTTCTCTTTCACTCTCTCTAGCTGCTTCCAGCCTTCGAAAGTTAAGTTCCTTATCGCTCGGTCCTTCTTGAGGAATTGTCTTGGGAGCAGCGATCTCCTGTTCAGTAACGCTATCTGTCATGGATTTCTCCTAATGCTGGGACGAGCAGCGTAACGTCCAAAATATGATTTAACAAATCCGTTGACGTACGGTAACGTGTAAGTTATATGTTAAATTTAAATTTTAAATAACAAGATTAGGATTATTATGTCAAATTATTACTTGAAAAGTACGAATATCTGGGAAAATACTGAGTTCTGGAAAGAAAACAGTGAGAAAAGCTATGTGGATTGTATTCAGAATTTGATTCAATCAAAACCCTTTGGAAATAGGAAGTTCTATATCTTTTCGTTCATTAAACGAGTATGCGATGTAAGTGGACAGAAGAAGATGTACCACCAGCCTCGATTAACGCGTCCGGAGCCTCTTCCTGGCACGACCTTGATGAAGGTGGACCCAAATGACCCTGAAACCGCAACGATCGTCTGGACGCTTCCTAATCAAGAAAACTTCGGTCTATTTAAACAAGGCAAGATGTTTGCCGATAGTTTCGTATATGAATGCATTGAAAAGTACATGAAGAACCCTAGGGAACTACTCTATCCTGATCCTGATGATCTGAACGATGAGCAGGCTAGAGAAGTATATAAAGAACTGAAATATAATCTAAGAGCTAAAAAAGCAGATGAATTGGCTCGTGCGAAATTGAAAGCAATGATATGATTATTATTTTCTAGGAGGAAAAGATGAATCTAATTGAAAGTATTGTAGCATTGGGATTTTTAGCCGGTATGATTTATGCCATGGTAAGATTTGGAATGAAGGATATTCATAAAGATCTTCAAGGAATAAGTGGTGATATTGCCGATATTCGATCTGATATAGGAGAACTAAAAACTCGTATGGATAAATCTGAAAAAAGAATCGACAATGTATATCAAGAAATTACTCGTCTTTATCAAACTTGTATTGAAATGCTTGGAACTAGACATAAGCAATGAAAACCGTTACTGTAACTTGTGATACTTGTGAAAAAGATTTGACTGATAGATATTACATATCTGAATGGAAAATTTCATTCTATCGAGAAGAGATAGGTATGCTAAGACCTTATGAAAATCTTAATTTCTGTGGGATAGAATGTGTTTGTGCTTGGATTCGAAAAGTAAAGACTAGTTGAATTTTCTAGGCGGTTTGTCTGAAGGAAGGCGGCCTGCACGTTTGGTTGATTCCGTGTAACCGCCATATTTTACGCCATATTGAGCAGGAATTCCTGGACCATGATACTTACCTACTTGCTCGTTATTACGAGTGTTATAGGGGAGAATATCTTTTTTACCCTTTGTGATCACGGGGAACCAACATCGTTTTCTTAGTAGGAGGCATAGCATCAATGGAAGTAGAATTATTCAATCCTATTTTCCCCGCTTCTCCCACACCACGATACTCTCCAACATTTTCAATGTTGCGATAATCATATGGTTCATTGAAAAACTTAGGCTTAGTCAGTTCTGGATACTTTATCTCGTTATCCATTAGTGTCTAAAACCAGTCTTTGGCATATTGGCAGATGTCTCTTTAACAAACTGCTCTTGATCTCTATGAACTAGTTCTTCTGTATCGGGATATTTAAATCCACGAATTTCACCAGATCTAGCCAATTTCTTATGTTCTGGAGATTCAGGAAAATAAGGTTCGCTGATTACTTCGCCTTTTCCCATTCCCATTCTTTTTTCTGACATAGGCTTCATAATAAAGCACTCCTTGTAGGTTGATTTAATTCCATTGTATTTGTCTCTTGATTATTTTTCATCATATTTATCAAGAATTTATTTGACTCATTAGTAGTCTTAGCTACTATCTTTTCTTCTGCTTCTGTTTCTTCTTGCAACAAGCCGAGGCCTTGCAGTTCCATAATCTTTTGATTGGCTTCAAACTCACCATGTGCTTGATAAAGTTCCAGAAGTTTTGAAAGCGCTTCGACTTTGTCTTTGAGCGCGAGCGCACGGTTCCTTGTGATTTCGGAGATCCTTTCTTCGAATAGGCCGATGTTTGATTCTGCGCGGCCATGGCGTTCGCGTGCAGTCGCAAGATACCCGACTGAGCGGGCGTGGATTTCTTGGAGTTCGGCTTCGAGCTTTGACTGTTCGATGAGCATTTGCTGCTTTTGCATTTCGGCTTGTTCTCGCTGCTGTTCTTCAATGGCTTCAATGATTTCATTTTTACCTTGTATGGTTGCTTTAGAAATAATAAACTTGGCAGGGATTATTCCTCCTACCATCTCATTAAGTTGTCTGATTTGGATGAACTCTTGCTGCTGCTGGATGGTGGTATTTAAACCTTCTGCGACCATTACATCGTATTTAGAGAAGGTCTTAGTAAGGAATTCAGGATTAGGCTCTTTTCCTAGAATACGTCCAATCTTGGCAGGAGACCAATTGTTCTGGATGATTTTTTGCTCTAACTTACCAATGAGTTTAAGGGCTGTATCCCATTGATCAAAGTACTTCTGTAGAGTAACGAGTCCTGCTCCTTGACGAAGCATTACTTCAATCCCCGTATCAGAATCACTCGCCATCCCGAGGAGTTCTTGGTTTACACCAGAAGTTCTAAATATGAAATCAGCCAATTGATCTGCGAGTTGCATATCACTGGGAGGAACAGCGTTTGGTATAATCTTCTGAATAGCTTCCTGGATTTGGTTGCCTTCTTTGATGATGATGTCTTTACCTTGTCCCGAATAACGAAGCTCTTCCTCATTAACGATGGCATTCTCAATCCTATAGAAACCTGAGTTTAAGCTACTTTCGGAAATGTCATGATTCAATATGATTCGACGATTAAGAAGAAACTGAGAATCTCTCATAGAACGTACAAGAGATCTAACTCTCAAATCATATTGAGCTACATGGGGATCATAATTCCAATAAAGAGGAACCAAAGGACATTCATCGAATCCAAGAGGATTTCCTTTTAGGTACATCATCGTTTCATTGATGACAACAGCTAGCTTCCATGTAGGAACTGTCACCTCTATCACTTCGAAGAATCCAGTTTTTTCGATAAGTTCATCTAGATTGTTTTGATCTTCAAGGTATTCATATGCAATGCCATCATTGCGATTGTATAACATCTTTTTCTTACGCTTGCTCTTAAACCAAATATGACTCATTACTAAGAGGTCATTGCGAGCTAAGTTGTAGTTTTCAGGCAAGAAGTAGAACTTTCCGTAACGATTACCAAATCCAGACATCGTCCTGATTAGATCTTCTTTATCTGGAAAATAATTGATTGCTTCTTGTTTGGAGAGATATTGTTGACACCAAATAAAGTTTGCATCTGACATGTCCGGCTCTCGGAAATATGGATCCACCATAAAGGAATTGTATGACCAAATCTTTAAGTCCAGTGTACCGTTAATTGGATCATCAGTGAAATCCAAATAAGGCTGTGCCAGGACAAGCCCTGAAATTGTCGATTGTTCGTAGCCAGTCGAGAGCTTTTCAAGGATTCCGCGGTAGTTGTTTGCATAGGTGACCACTTTTGTTAGATCGTCGGAGTATTCTTGTTTGGAATTCTCTAAAGGAAGATAAGTAATTGATTTTCTGTGCTGTCGCTGATAACCAGTAATCATGTTAACGGGCTGTTGAATCAGATTGAAAGCGAAGGTTTGAGCGTTGTAAGTGGGATAGAAATTGAAGTAGGAATTAATGAAACGCTGTTCACCGGCATAGAAGAGTGAGTCTATATTTCCTTGGTTCCACCTAGCCTGCTCTAAAGGTTCAAACTTCCCATATAAATTGTCCATCCACAC